GTCCCGAACTCGTCCTGGGCATCTTCCAGCGCCTTCTCCCGCTTCTGCTTTTCGGTCAGCTTCTCGCGCTTGACCATCAGCTGCCGCAGGACCTCAAGCTCCGCGCCGTAGGTGCCCAGCAGTTCCTCCCGGCTGAGTTTGGTCGCCTTCTCCAAGTCCTTCAGGACTGACAGCTGGTCGACGAACGCATCGCGGACGCGCTGTCCCTTCTCCATCTCCAGACGCTGGACCTCAAGCTCTTCGGTCAGCATCTCGTGCATGTTCAACAGCTTGGAGCGGACATCGCTCTCGTCCGCCATCTTGTCGATCGCACCCTGCGAGGTGTCCGCCGTCATGTTCAGGCTTTCGCGCAGCTTCGCCATCTGCTCTTCCAGGATCATCAGCGCTCCGACGACCTGACCCTGGACCTCCTTCGCACTGACGAAGGACGTCTCCTCGATGCGTTCCGGCTGGGCCTGTCGGAGGATGCCCATACTCGATGCAGGAGACCCGACCTGACGCTGCGCTGGGATCACGCGCGTCTGGATGTCTTCCGCCATCGCAGGCGGGGAGTTCGCGAACGGCTGGCCGCGTGGAGTCGTCCGGAAGAACTCGGGCAGGCCCATGTCCACGAAGGCCTGCCGGATGTCGTCGAACGCCTTCGGGTCGAACTGCATGGTCGGACCCAGCGCCATGGTCGACTTGCTTAGTAGCTCGACCTGCGTCTTCAGCCCCTGGAGCGCCTGAATCTGCTGACGGACGTCGCCGACCAGGATCGCGTGCTTCATCGAGTTCGAGACGTCGTCGAGTCCGTCGACCATGTCGTCCATGACCCGGTTGAACTCGACCATCTCCTTCGTCGCGAACTCAGCGTCATTCGCGAACTGAATCGCCGCCGTGCCGAGCGCGATGATCGCCGTCGCCGCTGCCATGATCGGGTGCGCGCTGATCACGGCCAGGAATCCTCCTGCCGCGACCCGCGCGGCGTTGAGCGCGGTGACGAGCTTCGCGACCACGCCCGCCAGTCCTGCGGCTCCAAGAGTTCCGACGACCAGCGCCGCTTGCGCGGACGCCTTCGTCAGCCCGTTGCTGAAGTCCGTCAGCCCTCGAATCCCGTCCGTCAGGAACCGGACGACGCTCTGCACGATGCCGCTGAAGCCGCCGTCGCCCAGCACCAGCATCGCCTCCTCCGTCGCGCTGACCAGCGACTTGAACGAGTCGCCGAGCGTGTCCTCGATCAGCGCCGCGCTGTCCCGCGTCGTCCCGTTCGCCTCCTCGATCTGCTTCGTCAGCTTTGCCCATCGCCGCGTCTGCGCGCCCAGAGTCAGCGCCGCCGCCGCGCCGCGCCGCGAGAAGATGGTGATGGCATCCGCCATGCCCATCGTCTCGGGACCTAGCTGCTGCATGACCGACAGCAGCCCGCCTTTCGTCAGGATCCGCTCGCCCAGCGTGTCCAGGTCCACGCCCAGGCGCTCTAGCGCAGCGGCTGCCGCCGTAGATGGCTGCGACAGCGACGCGAGCACCGCGCGCACGCCGGTCCCGCCCAGGCTGGCCTTCAGGCCCGCGTCCGCCAAGACGCCCAGCATCGCCGCCGTGTCAGACAGGGACATCCCCGCCGACGCCGCGATCGGCCCTGCCATCTTCAGGCCTTCGCCCAGCTGCTCGATGCTGGTGTTGGTCCGGTTCGAGGCCATGGTCAGCTGGTCCGCCGCCAGGGTCGCTTCCGTCGCCTCCAGACCGAACTGCTTCAGCGAGTCCGCGATCAGCGTCGCGCTCTGCTCCAGGCCGACGCCCGCGACCTTCGCCAGATCCAGGACCGGAGCCGTCGACGCGATGACCTCCGTCGCGCTCATGCCTGCCCTCGCCAGCATCAGCATCCCGTCCGCCGCCTGCGACGCCGAGAAGCTGGTCGTCGCGCCCAGCTTTCGCGCCGTGCTTTCGAGCGACGCCATCTGCGCCTCGGTCCTTCCCGTGACGCCTTGCAGTCGCGCCATGGCCTCGTCGAAGGACGCCATCGTGCGGATGGTCTTCGTGATCGCCGTCGCCGCCGTCAGGCCTCCGAAGACGCCTGCCATCCCCAGGCCCGCCCTCTTGGCCGCTGCGCCGGTCATCGTCATCCGCGCGCCGAGACGCTTCTGCGCCTTGTCGAGACGTGTCGTCTCGTCGCGGACCTTCTTGATCGCCTTCCGTGCCTCCTCCGAGCCGATCTTCGCCTTTCGCGCGTCAACTGCTACTGCGAGGGTTGGCATGCTTCTTTCGTTCCTGGTCCGCGTATTCGCGGCTGCGGTTCATCCGGTGACGATCAACGGAGTGGACGATCGCCCAGATGTCCTCGATCAACTCGGTGCAGCGCAGATTCCGCAACCTGCACCACGCTTCGACCTCCGATGGCTGGATCGGACTGGCCTCCATGCCCGTGATCCGACTGCCGTCGAGGTCGGCGAAGCAGGTCCAGAAGATCACGTCGCAGGCCGGAAGTTCCGGCTTGTTGCGTAGCGGGTTGGGCTTCCCCGCGCGCTCTAGGTCTTCCCATCGCTCCTCGTCTTTGCCGAAGTCGAGTTCCCAGTCGAGGAGCGCTTTGAGTTTCCCGCCGTCGCCTGGATCTCGTTCTCCCGGTAGATCGCGGCGTCCCCGCCGACGTCCATGACGAAGTCCATCAGGTCGCTGTAGGCCGGGTTCGTGAGGATCTCGACGCTGGTCTCCTTCGAGTAGGGGATCGCGTTCCCGTCTTCGTCTTCCAGCCCGCGCCAGTCGACCAGGACGCATTCCGCGACCGCGATCTTCACCAGCTGCTCCATGTCCTCGTCGAATCCCATCCGGACCTTCCGGCGATGCGGGCGGACCAGTTCCTGGAGCCGCTGCGCGTAGCGCGGGTTGCCGATCCGGGCGATCTTCAACTCCAGCGCAGGCTCGTCGCCCTGCGCTGGACAGAACTCGACCCACTGACCATCAGCGGCTCGTTCGGTGCTGGTTGCGATTCGATTCAGTCGCGCCATGTTTCTGTCCTTCCTTCGTGGTGTTACAGCGAGGTGCCGCGAGCGATCTGGATGGTCGTCCCGCTCACGCCGGTGTTGAAGTTCGTCTCCAAGTCGTTCCGGTAAGCCTGGAACTCTACCTCGGCGATGACGTCTTCGCTCTTGCCCGGAGTCGTTCGCGAGACGCTCGTGAACTGAACGCGCGGAAGGTCGAACACGTAGCCGTTGCCTGCCGCGTCCTTCACGAAGATGGCAAGGCTGCTCTGCGTGTCGTCGAGGCCCTTGTCGATCAGCGCGCTGTTCGTCCGAGTCGCCTCCGCGCCGTCCGCGTCGCTGTTGTAGTAGCAGCGGAAGCTGCCAGTCACGCCGATGTCGCCGCGACCCGGAGCCGACGACGGTCCGATGTTCCCGATCGTCTTCCGCTGTCGCAGGTTCGGCGTGATCGACAGCGAGAAGTCGAGCAGCTGGAACGGGTTCTCCTCCCACTCGTGCGCGCTGCCGTGCGTCGCCCCGGAGATGCTGCCGATCAGCGTGTCGCCTTCCCAGAACTGCACGACGTCCGCCGCCGCCATCGGCGAGTTCGTGGTCTGAGCGTTGTCGCCGCCGCCGCTGGACGTCGACGTCTCGCTGGTCGGCTTCTTGCCTTCGAGGCTGAAGCTGTAGGTGATGATCCCCGTCGTCGGGACGGTCATCTCCAGCGAGTTCACGCTCATGCCCGTGTAGAGGTGGAACTCGTCGCTGCTGGCGTCGCCCGTATCCTCGCGCTCGAACGTGAACGTCTTGACGGTCTTCCCGTTGCAGATGTGCGCCAGCGGCGTGACCGTGACGGATTCGCCCGCCGCCTCGTCCGATGCCGTGTTCCCTCGAAGGTGAAGCTGCGCCGACGTCGCGTTGACGACCTTGAAGATCTGGTTGTTCGCCGTGTTCGAGAAGCCGCTGACCTTGACCCACATCCCCTCGGTGATGCTGCCGAAGCCGCTGCCGCTGTCGGCGAGGATCGTCGGGACCGTTGGCGTCGCGGCGGTCATGCTGATCCCGGTCCCGGTGACGGCGCTGACCGTGTTCCAGTCCTCGCTGACCATCGCGCTCTGCGCGAGTTCGTCGAACACGTTCGCGTCGTAGCACAGTTCGCCGTTCACCGTGCCGCCGCCCATCGCGTCGGTTCGGATCATGTCAGTGATCTGGCCGTCGCTTCGGATCGCCGCGCTCTCGGTGTATTCGAGGTTCGGAGTCAGATCCTCGGAGGTCATGCGGACCTCGCTCATCGCTCCACCAGGAGCCGTCCCGTAGGTCGCCTCCTCCTTCATCAGCATCTTGATGCCGCTAGTCACGCTCATGTCAAAACCTCTTCGATTCGAAAACGGATGTTAGCGTTCGTCTGAAACCATTGACCGCGACGTCCGATGCTTACGAGGTAGGGAGTCTCGTAGACCACGCCGCTGTCGATCACCGACCGAAAGCGCGCCGCGATGTTGTCTGCCAGCCGCAGCGTCTTCTGATCGCCGCGCCCGAGAGGCGTCAGGATCATCGCCGTCGCGATGCCGACCGTCCTCGCCCAGCTGTTGACGCCTGCTCCGACGACGTCCGTCTCGCCGGTCTGGATGCTGAAGTGAATCCACTGCTGGTCGATCGGCGGCTTCGTCGGCGCGTTGTCGTAGACGACCGTCGTCGGGCTGACCGCGCCGTCCTGACCGAACAGGCTGTCGAACCGAGACCGGACTGCGTTGAACGCCGCCTCCCGGTCAAGCAGCGACCAGCTGCCGGTGTTGGCCTCGCGGACTTGT